GCACTAATCATACCTGCTTTAGTTTTTGGAACAGGAGATTTTTTTACTGCTTTTGCTGCCTTATCTACAGACGCAATTGACTCTTCTTCGTCAGTTGCATTTGCATCAGGTTTCCCTTTAGGCATTGGAGCAGTACTTTCGTCTACGAGAGTTTCTTCCACTATTTCATCGTTAATAGATTCATTGTGGAGTTCAACCTCTTGTTTTACTTCTTCGGTCATGTTTGTCTCCTTACATGCTAGATTTGATTAACGAGAGGAAATTTTTAAACTCACGTACACTTGTCTCATACAAGACAGGTTTCGGAGCGGTTTTAATTTCAGTCTCCATTTCTTCAATTACTTGAGGTTTAAGAACACCGTTATTCCAAACCCAATCTACACCTTCCATTATACCATTAACAAATGCTTCTGGTGCCGATGGGTCTTGTACTATGTCAACAGTACTAAGAATAAAGTCGTCTTTGACGTACATAGCGCCATTCTTTTGCTCAAGACTACCCATACCACGAGTTGACACTCCTAGTTGGACACCACCATCAAGTAGACCTTTAACAATCTTACCCATTGGTGTTTCCAATATTTGTGCCTTTCCGACCACATCATTTCCCTGAAATTTCAGTTCAGTGATAAGGTGCGAAACTTTGTCTAAGTTAACTGTCGGCCCTTCAGGGTGGTTGAGTTCCCCTACTGCCCGTTTCTTAGAAACTTGTTCTTGGTCATATTTTGCTACCGCTTTTTCCATAATGGATTTAGGGTAGATACGACCATTTCTGTTCTTTTTGTCTGCTTGTGCGAAAACGCCTTCAATGATGTAGTTCTTCTCACCATTTTCTTTCTTCTCAATTAAACACTTGAGAGAATCGTTTTCTGTAAATTCTGTAATTAACTTCATTAGGTTAATTCCTTTATAACTTTTTGTGCAGACCTTTCTGCGTCCTTTTGTGATTTGAAGGCATCTAATTTATCGCCATCAACATATGCCACAAAAGGAAGGTTTCCCTTCTTCTGTTTGTATATCTCTACGGATATACGTTTAATCTTCTTATTGTATACTAGTTCACCTTGGTCAAGTTTCTTACGTTCTTGAATAGATTCTAGTATTTGTCTATAAGTTTTCATAATAGTATTATTTATACAAATTAATATTTACGGAGTACATATGTTAAAAAAATCTATCCCATATTTCCTTAAAATCGTCTGGTTTTTCAAAATAATCCCACATATTATCAACTGGATGTGGTATTTTTCTCATTACTGGACGTTCTAAGGGGTCTAAACTATCGTCTAACTTATCACTTAGTCGGACAATTGAGTGACTATCTTCCGCTAATTCTTCGTATGATATCCATTTATCAGTTGTTTCTTCGCAATTATTGTTATATCTTACTAACGAATCATACCAGATTGGGAAGAAATCGTGAGCAAACTTATCAAAGTTTCCTACTAATGTCTTTCTTTTATTGCTTATATAATCCGCAGATTCTTTATTATGTGCGTGAAACATATTTACATCGTTAATCGCTACACATAAAGCGGTTGACATAAACCACTTTAACTTATCTTTACGGTATAAGGATATTACTTCCCACCCTTCATTTTTCAACTCAGATACGTGTGCATACTCTTTTTCATTCCAAATATTTGAAATAGTAAAGGGTAATTTATTAGTTTTTAACTCTTCACTAATATCCTCATAGTTAGAACCAAAAGGATGTTCCGTACCATAATGGTCTAAAGATAATCCTGCAAAAGGTTCTATGGGATTCTTAATATGAGTATAGCAGTCTGGAGTGTCTAAATTATTCATTAGACCATAAACCTGCATATAACAATTACCCCAAAGAGGTTTCCAAGATTCATCTTGTTTAACCAAGTTGTCCATAATAATATTGTGAGCGAAGTACGAACCTGTCCTCGCCATCGTATTTAATATAATCAATGTCTTAGTTTTCTTCTGAGTCTTCTTCGGTGTCTTCTTCGTATTCCACTTCATCGTGGTCTGAGATTTCTACATTTTCTAAATCTTCAACTTCTGGCAACGTGTCCTCTTCGTCTCCGATTATACCTTCTTCGTCATCTAAAAGGTCTTCGTCAGCGTCATTAAAGATTGCTTGTGCAGTCGCAATACGTTGTGCTTCTAGTGCGTCTGCCATTTTATCCGTGACAATACTATGGAATGAACCTTCTGCTTTGTTAAGGTCACCTGTAGTAATCTGATTGATAAGTTCTGCAACCGCAGTAGGTTCTTCGGTCTGAACTTCTTGATTATCTAATTCACTCATTGTTTATTCCTCGTCTTGGTCTTGAACAGAGTTTTCTGCTTCGACCTGTTGTTTCATTTCTTCAATGTCTTCGTCAGACATCATCATTACGTTTTTCATTGCCCACTCACGTGAGAAATATTCACCAACATACTGAGATATTTGGTCTAAAGTTTGCAGTCTATTTTGTAATATTTCTGAGTCCTTTAGTTCAGTAAAGTGGTTATCTTTTTGGAAGTCTACAGTAATTGCATTCTTCCACTCTTCCCAATCCTGTTCAGTAATAATACCTTTAAGGATAAGTTGTTTCTTGAGAATACCAGTAAACAACATTGAGAATCTTCTACGTAGACGGTCAATAAACTTCTGGAACTTAACTTCGTCCCTAGAAATCTCTGTTGACCTACCTAGTGTAAATTGTGCTTCTTGTTCCAGACGATTGACTGGTACGTTCAATGAACGATACAATCTCTTCTGGAAGTATAAAATATCGTCAATCTGACCAAGGTTCTCACCGCCTGGCAGAGTAGTAATCTCTGTTCCTCTACCACCCTCTCTACGAGGTAACCAGAAGTCTTCCAACATTGACATATGTTTACGGTCATCTTTAAGTTGACCAGTACTTGAATCATATACAATCTTGTTTCTATAACGAGACATAATGTCACGCATATAGGTTTCTGATTTATTACGTGGCATATTACCCACGTCAATATAGAATATTCTACGTTCTGGGGCACGAGCAAGACGATAGATGACCAAAGAGTCTTCTAACATTCTTAATTGGTTAATTGGTTTTAGTGCCTTATGTAAATAGGATACAACCTGTCTCTTACTAGGGTCTAATAGACCACTAGACACATATGATACTGAATCTGGAGAAAGTCTTACACCTTGATTAGTTCCTGCTTTCTCTTGATAGATATAAAATTCTGAGACCTTCTCAACAATCTTTGCACCTGTTATTGGGTCTTTCTTGTGTTTTATTTCTTTTACTTTACGAATCTTAGCAGCATCAATTGTTCTAATTTCTTGGATACCTGCTTTAAGATTTGATTCATTAACTACGAGGTGGTGATAAACACGACCATCAACATAGAATGAACGGAATATGTCATGACCTAAATCAGTGAATTTCAACATACCATAAATGTTGTTGAATTCTTCAATCATTTGTTTTTTGATATTATCTGGTGCTTCTACTTTATCCAGATTAATTTCGCACGAGGTATCCATCTCTCCACCAACGATAGATTCATTGACGATATCCTCAATAGCAGCGTCTACTTCAGGGTGTGACGCAACACCACGATATTTGATAATTAATTGTTGATTATCTTTTGCCTGACTTCCTTCCATGTCAATATATTGACCATAGTGAGAACCAGACGCAGTAACGTATCCTGCTCCGTCTTCATCGGTAGGAGCAACTATAGATTTTAGTTTGTCTTTTTCTTTTGGTTTTTGGTCTGACGCTCTCTTGAGTTCAAACCCAAATAGTTTAAGAATACTATTATCTTGTTCTGCCATTTATGTTCCTCATAATAAAGAGGCAAGGGATAATTCCCTTACCTCTCTATATATAACTAGATTAACTAGTTGTGTTAGATTCCCAGTATTGAATCTGGAACTCAACTGTAAACTCTTCAATAGTGTCTACAGTCTCATAACTTACATCGATTGGTGCAACGTTAGTTGGGAAACAACCACGGAAGTTATAAGTTTTAAGAGTTTCACCATCTCTATCTAATTGTTCAACTATCAAGTCTGCTTGATAATCAATAGGGTTAGTTAAACCAGTATTAGCACTATGTGCATTGATACCGTTCATCCAACGTTCCATAGAATCACGGATTGTGAAATCCGTATCATTAATGATGGTTACAGTCCAAGGTTCAAAAGTCCTGTCACCAGCTACTTTTAACTGACGACCACGGAAAGGTACATCTACAAAGTTCATTATTGAGCCTGGCAACTGAGCAGTCTTACAAAGGAAAGACGTAAGTTCTACGTCTCCCCCTGCATAGCCTGGAAAGTTGACAGTCGCTTTAAACAGATTAGGACGAGCACCGCCCCCTCTGAGTTTTGACTTAAAGTCGTCTACGCCTAATATTGCCATTTTTCCTTACTCCTTATACTGTGCCAACTACTTCTTCAAACTCAACACCAGTTCTAACTGCAACAAAATTCAATGTTACGAAGTTAATAGAACGGGCAGGTTTGATGAAGATAGATGCGATGAATTCATTACGGTCAACCACAGCAGCAGTGTTATTCGTAGCGTCACAGACAACACGGAAGTCCGTGATACCTCTTCGACCTTGAATTTCACGAAGAAACGGTTCTACAATGTTTACGAACTCGGCACGAGTAAACTCGTCATTGAATTCAAACATTACATTACGTCCTGCAATTGCAATTGCTCTTTCAATTCCAAGGAACAATCTACGAACATTGATTCTGTCAAACGCAGAAGGTCTTGATTCGTTAGTTTTGTCACCAAAGAGCATAATGCCTTCGCCTGGAATGTTTGCAATTGGGTTGATACCAGCCTTATATAATGTATCTCTTTCTGCTTTAGTCGGAGATAGAATGATGTCAGTAATACCAACATATCTACCACGTCTAGAACCAGCAGGAGAGAACCAAGGTGCTGCTACTAAGTCAGTAGCTGCCATTAATCCAGCTGTTGAGGAGTTAGCAGGAATCTTGATGTATTTGTCATTATACTTGTCAAATACTTTCAAGTAGTTGTTATCCTGTATTAGATACGAAGACTTCGTGTAAGTGTTATTACAAGCTAGGACACCAGTATTAGTGCCTACAGTAATTACAGCGTTACGTGAAGGTGATGCGACAGCAACACAATCTTTACGAGTTGTGCCTGCAATACCTACTAAATCATTTACGACAGTAGTTGCAGTTGCGTCTGCAATAGATTCTGGAGCAATTAAGAAATCTACTTCAATGTTGTCCTTATCTTCAAATTTATCGAAACCACGAAGTACATCGTCAGTTCCTAATGAAGAAGAGGTCACACCAGAAGCAAATGACCAAGTGCTTTGAGTTGCACTGAAGTTTTGTCCAGTTGCAAAGTTCTCACCAGAAGTTGTAGCGTTGTTGCCCCAGTTAGAACCTACAAAGTCACTCAGACTATCTGAGTCACCAGTATGGAAGTCACCAGAGTATACCCAATTAGAACGATTCTTAAGAACGTCTTTATAGTAGTTTGAAGTTCCGTCACTCGCTTTTGCGTTTTTAGCAACAGACAAG